CTTTTTTGGCAAGAACTATTCGCTGACGGTACAGCGGTTTCGCTAATTCTCTTGCTTCTGCGCTGCGCATTGCCTTTCCCCATTGCTTATATTATGAATATAGCATGGATTATATATCTGTCAAGACATATTTTGAATAGCTTGCCCTAAATTTCCACCACAAAGTTCTAACATCATAGAGAGTTCGCTATCCATTAGGAATAGTTCACCTTTGCTCATTTGGTAAAACCAAGGGTGGTTATGATAGCGATCCATTAACACTAGTTCTTTGCCATTGATTTGATACTTCCGTCTGTCAATTTGATGCTCATAGAATTTATAACCAGCATTGCGCATAATCTCAAATGCAGTGTTATTGAGCCTGAAACCAAAATTTTTATTGTTATTATACCAATAAAGAATATAGATATTTTTTTGATTTATATGTGGAATGAACGCATCTTCACCGTGTGCAAGATGATATAATTCATGTGTCCAATCGGTCTTAGACTTTTGTGTCATTTTTTGCAGGATAAACCGATGGTCCACTATTAAGTAGAACTACACTGAAACGAGTTGTTTTGAATTGTGTATTAAGTTTCTTGCAAAGATTGATAGCGTGACCAGGATTTGAAAATGAACTTTTCTTATATTTTGGACCAGCATATTGTGCTAACATACTTGTAGTTTTAAGATTAACTGGCTTATTATCTAAGAAGATAGCCCATATGCCTTCGCTAGCCAAAACTTGTTCTGACTTATATGTTTGTTTATTAGTAATTTCAAGTAGTACTTGAGGCTTAGGTCTTGACATATTGAGTATTCGCTAAAATTATTTAGCCTATTGAAATTAGGTTTAAAAATTATCTCCTACCAATTCAACCGTAAGAACGTTGTTATTCTGAACTTTTTCTTCTAGTTCTGCAATTTTACTTTCAAGTTCAAGCACATGTGCAAGAACATCAGCAAGTTCTTTTGTAACATTGGCAATGGTTTCCTTATCAAGAACTAAGTTATTGCCAACAATGTTTTGTCCACGATTAATAAATTCTCTAATATGATGTGTTCTAGGCGGTCTCACTATTCATGATCCTTAAACGTTCTTGCTGTTCCAACTTGGTCTTAAATGGACCTTCATATTCATATCGTTGTAGCGTAATAAGTTTAGGTGCATATTCTGCTACGAATGATTTATTATACTTAACAATATAATAACCAGCACAGTAGAATGAACTACTCTTATCATTTTTAGTGTATAGTGGAAGTTTAAGTTTTACATTCCATAGCGTATTGTGCGGTGTATGATTGGTGGGAAAACCATATACTTCACCATCAATTGTTTTTGTTTTAAGTTCACGAGTTCTGCGAACAATAGAGATATTTTTCTTTTCTGACATTTCTGCCATACTTGGAAATACTTCTACTACATCACTAACTGTGCAACGAACGCCGCTATTGGTTTGCGCAATGTTTCCAATGCGTTCGCCTTTGTCGTTTTCAATAATCCAGAAACGATTTTCTACAATGTTTTTAGCCTTGAGTGTCATCTTTAATCTTTCCTTCAATCATGTCAAAAAATGAATTATATTCACTACGAACTTCAATAAATGAAGCCCAACCAATAGCAGCAACGATATCCATTAGAACACGGTCTTGGTCAAGGTTCCAATAGTGAAAAATCTCATATCCAAAGAAAATGATAATTACCCATGGAAAATACTTTACAAAAAAATTACGCATATTGATATTCCTTTACAAGTGGTTTGCTGAGTATTTCAGCAATAGGTTGAACATTCTCACTAAGTTTAATAAGTTCATACTTGGAGCAGAACTTAATCAATTGTGTACCAATCTGACGGTTTTCTTTAGGATTAATTCCAATTAGTGCAGCGTCAATAGCATCACGAATTTCTTCGGGCTGTGCAGTGAGATCAACAAGCACACGGTTTTCTTCATATCGGTCAAGCACACGGTGTTCCGCACCATTATGATCAACCCAACGTTGCAGCATCATATTATTCCATGCATAGCCTTTGCGATCACGGTCAGCATAAGCCTCTACCAGACCTACCTTTTTGGTACTGCCCTTAGTACGAACGCCAGGATTTGCAGTCATAATATTATCTGTGGGGTCACCACGCATACATTTCTCAAAGAGGATAAACTTAGGATCACCGACAGTCTTTGGTGCTTTAGTAAGTTTATCCATAACAGTCTTGCCGTTATCTTCAAAGAAACCTTGTAGAGTGATATATTGATTGGTCATACCATTATAAATGGTAACCTTATCGCTAAGCAACTGATAAAAATCAGTATCGTTGGATAGGATGATGTGTTCATCATTAGGATGAAGCGCAGTCCAACGAGCGATGATATCATCTGCTTCTGCACGTTCAACACGAATTACGCTGCAGTTTGTGCGTTCATCAATCCATTTGGTAAATTCACTATAAACTTCCCAAAACTCTTTATCTTCTTCTGCTTCACGAACTGTCATCTTAGACTTAACAACAGCACGATTTGCCTTATAAGTTGTGTTATGATCTTTGCGCCAGCTACGTGCCTCAAGAGCAAAGATAACGTGGTCTGGCTTATGCAGACGATGCATTTTCTGTATGACATTGAACATAATATGCAATGCCAATCCAATCTTTTGCCAAGTATCTGCGCTACGTGCAGTAGAGTGACGTGCACGAGCGAACAGGTTTGCTGTATCTACGAGAAGATATTTCATAATACTAATATAATACCTAGTTAGGGGTTTGTCAAGTATTAACTGAATTCACTGAGTCCATCACCTAAATCACGGCGATTGACATAACGGCTTGTGCCGTCAGGATTTTGTTGTGTACTTGGCTGTGAACTATTAATGATATTGCGAGCAACATCATTTAGCCACGCATCAACGAGTGCCTCTGGATTTACACCACGATAGCCGTTTTGACGTAGCATCTCAATAAACTCTGCATTCCAATCAAGTTCCATAGAACCAATTTGTGGATTAGCAGGATCAAAGTCAAACTTTATAACCTTGACTTGCGGTTCAATTTGTGAAGCAGTTGTTTCCTCAACAACCTTCTTCACACGTGGTTTACGAGGTTTCTTAGGTTTTGTGCTAGTTTTAGTAGAGGCTAGTGGTGCGCTTTCTGTAACAACAGCAGAAGCGTTAGCGTCATTGTTTGTTGATTTACCAAGTAGTTTGTCGAGAAATCCCATATATCACCTTATTGTTGCCAGCACTGACGTTGACGACCTACATAATTGCCCCATGCATCATACACAGGAACCAAGCGACAAAACGTCTGCGGCTGATAGTATTGTGGTTGTGGATAATATTGTGGTTGACCATAATACTGTTGTTGGTTCTGTTGCGCCATACCGCCTAGAATACCACCAACAATCAACCCACCAACCAGAGGAGCAACCCAATTGCCACCATTGCCACCACCACCGCCATAATGACGATGCCCGTTCCAGTCAGCATTTACTGCCGTTGCGGTAAATAATGTTGCGGCTGCGAGTAAGATTGCTAGGGTTTTACGCATGGTGGTTCTCTCCAATTGACTATAACCAATATAACATATTTATCGGGTTTGTCAAGGGCTAATTTAATCTATTTTTTGCCTCAAATTGGGCAATAACCCGTTCGGCACTAGAGGTCAGCACCGCATAAGTTTCTTCCAAATCTTCCATTTCCGGCGGTTCAGACTCCAGATATTCATAGATTTCAGCAATAGGAATCTTGTCTCGCCCTAACGCAGTTTGGTCTCTAATGTACTTTAGTATTAGATACTCAACTTCTTCTTCTGTAATATCAATCTCTAAAAATTCTTCTTCGGTCATCAATGATTACTTAGTACGTACTGAACTATGATTTCACTTAACCGCTCGCCTAATTCTTCACTATCATTGATAACATGCAGTTCATTAAGACCACGATCTTTGATATTATCATAACGGTGAAATTCTACAATGTAACCACCATTGGCAACATGTAGTTTCATATTGATACCATCGGCACCAATTTTGTTTGAACTTATTGATCTTGGATTAGAATCAATATATATCAAGTTGTGCTGTGCTTTTTGTTCTGCTTCCCAAGACCGCTTTGTTTGCCGTTGAAACCACCGATCAAACCATTTCATTGAAACTGCCTTTCAATATCATCTTCATCACATGCCTCACCATATTGCGTTTCAATAATAACAAGTGGTTCATTGCCAATATTAATAACTTGGTGCCAGTTACCAACTGAAATTGTAATAGTTTCACCTGCCTGTAAAACTTCGGTTCGGTCATTGTACATTGTATCGCTATGATTTGTAACAACTCTGGCAACACCGCTTTGCACAACCCAAAATTCACTGCGCTTACTATGTTTTTGGTAACTCAAGCAATGGCTTGGCTTTACTACAAGTTCTTTTACTTTGACATTACCAGCGTCATGCAACACTGTAAAATGTCCCCAAATTCTTTCTTCATTATAAATCATTATAAGTTTCTCTCTTCATTGGTAATCGCATAGCAGCAAATGCGGCTGCTTCATCATTATGAAATTGTATATGAACCTTATCTAAACCGCAAGTTAAAAATGTAAAATCTACATTATATCTATAACCTGCTTCGCCCATGGCATTGCAGATAATGCAAGCAGCCTCTACATCCTGATAGTTGGCGTTGAGTGCGCCGCCTTCTACATAATCACCGGGACCAATTGCATAACTGTTTGAAACAGGTCTTTTGGTAAGTGCTGCACTTGGAAATTCAAGTATTAAGGGTTTTTTTGACATTCATAAGCCAACATAAAAAAACTTACATGGTGTTCATCTGCAAACATAACAGGCAATTCTTGTCCATTGTCAAGTTGAAGAAAAACATAATCTTGTCCATTGCGCAGCCCATGGTGATTAAAAATATCTTTTAATTGACGCATTGCTGCATTACGTTTATTCCACAAATTATATCTTGGTGAACCTTTTAACGATGCAAGTGGAAACTTTGCTATTTTAGATTCATCTTTATTATAAACTGCAACATCTAGGTTTGGCACTGGCAGAATCCGATTAATTAGTGAGCAGTTCCATGAAGCTGTTCGGTAAGACCAATATCAGCATCCCACTTAAAATCTTTAAAGTATTCTCCCTTGCGCTTACGCTCAAAGGCATAATAGGCTTCGCTGTTGCGACGATAAAGGTTTGCCTCGTTAAAGACAAAACCATATTCACGGCAGAAATTACGAAATGCGTCCAAGTCATTGAACACACGGTTTACGTTTGAATTACGAATCATTGTTTTTCTCTTTTTCTTAGAGGTTAAAATTATTATGGAACTGCCAGTGCCATAGTTATTATATTAGATGTTTTTCACTTCTTTGTCAAGTAAATTATTATAATGATCAATTGCTGCTTGTAGTTTAGGAATATCTTTTCTATCTACAATTACATCATTCCATATCAAATCTGCGCCAAAAATATACTTTAGTGCTGCCCAAACTCGCCTGTAGAATGGTCGGTAATTTGAAGCCTGAACGTTGACAATAAAATCTGGTTTATACGGCAAATTATCGCCCCAATCAAAAACTTGGACAACAATGGTATGTTCAGGACTGCTACATTCGCAAGAAAGAAATACCTTAAAGTCATCGTGCTTAACTGTTATATCTTCAATATTGCTCATTTTTATGCCTTTGCAGGTAGAAGATACTCATACTTGATAAGACCGCTATCAACCGTAATCTTGGCTACGCCATCATCACTGAACTGAATGCTCTTATCGCCATGAAGGTTAAGAATTGATAAGAATAGACCCACTGGCCACGACCAATTCTTAGTAAGTTTGCCGCTAACACCACTTTGGAATACAAAGTTACCAGCATGAGTTGAATGGTCACCAAAGTAGAACTTTAGGTCGGTACCTTCGGTCTTGACAGTAAACATCTTTTCTTCACTGTTAGCCTGGCTCTGAAACTTAAGACGTTGAATGTTAGTAACGCTTGGCTGCATGGTAATATTCCAATTGGCACCCTTGAACTTAACAGTCTTTAACTTCTCGTTGACAGTTTCGGTTGTCATAAAACGATAGTCGTTCTTGAAATCGCCGCTTGCATTTTCAAAGTGCAATCCAACAGGAACGCTTTCGCCATTGCGGGGCTGTGTTACCACACCAATTCTTTCATTTTCTTTATATTCAGGAATGTTAAGAATAGTATTAAGTTTGCTCAAATTAGGCATACCAAATACGCCAGTAAATGCGGCATTTGCTGTATTAAATGTAGCATTAAGAATAACACTACGATCTTCGCTCACGCTTTCAATTACGGTAGATTGATCTGTACCAGTAACCTTGATAGTATCAATGACTCCAAGTGCCTGTGTGTGCGCAACGATATCTGTGAGAAAATCTTTCATATTTTGTCCTTACCTTTTCTTTGATTATACTGTATGTTGAATCAGATGTCAATTATTTCTGCAACACCACCGCCTATTTTTAATCGTGATGCAACATCGCCTGGTTTCTTGAATACCATGTAACTGCTTTTAAGTGGTTTAATCTCATATGAAACAAGTTCAAACCCGATTAATATTAAATTCTGAATTACAAAATCATAATCTATTGAACTTAAATCATTTTTCATGGTTGCTTGCTGCGCCCAAATTTGGTCATCTGGTAGAAAATTAAAAATCCATTTACCACCATCATATAACAGATCAAATACTTGTTTAGAAATATCAGTGATATAGTTTTCGTCTGCGTAAAAAAATTCATTAAAACAATAAACTAATCCAAATGCATTTTGGGGTAAACTAGTCATATCATTATCGGATATTTCATATTTTCTAAGTCTACGAGTTGCATAAAATTCATTGTTTAGCGAAGTTGCAGCATTGACGCATATATCCATATATCTATCCGCAACATACAGCGGTTCTGCAGCTACTACATGCGGCAAAAATTGACCGCTACCAGGAAATAACTCTAGTGTTGGTGAATTATTTGCCAGTTGATTTGATAACAAGCTAGACAAATTTTGTATGTCATGTTCATTAAATGGGTTAAGGTTTATAAAATTCTTTCTATTTTCTAAATCTTGACTTTTTAATTTGAAACTTAAATTTTGTGTATTGGATTTTAACTGAGTCTTGTCAATTTTTATATTATTCTCAAGTTTTTCTATTAGAGCAGTAAACATATTTGCTACTTCATTATAATAAGAAGCATTGGCACGATAGCTGTTTCGTGCCGCTTTTAAGTTATTGATATGTTGTTGGCTTTCTAATAGTTCCATTATTCTATCTCGAACAAACTAGTAAATGTATTAGTAATATTAGTTGTATTGGTGATATCCCAATCCAACACATCAAGTAAGTTTTCTACTTTCTGTGTAACGATAGTATCTTCCATTAGGTCTTGGTCAAACGGCATATCCTTAAACCATTGTGGTATGCGTGACTCATCAGTTGGATAACCAATACTAGTTAATCCAAGTGGATTATCACGCAGCTTGCATACAATGGTCTTCATGCCATCTACGATCTCAATTGAACGAGAATCACTGTGCATTTTGCGAAGATTGTTCCAGTTTATCGCCGCACGAACATGACCTGGCATATTTGCCTTGCCTTGCTTCTTTTCTAGTGCACCATAATAGGTAAGTTTATTAACACGCTTTGGTGTTCCCTTTTCCCAACTTGGCAACTCTTTGAAGGTGTATTTGAACTGACGAACTTCTTCAATAATCTGTTCACGTTGC